AAGCTGAGAAATCAGCGGAGCGGCAAGTGTCTGCATGGTTTCGGTTTTGTATATGTAGTTTTGAAGGTACATTTCAAAAAATAAAAAAAACAGCTTGCAATAACAGATTATTTATTGTATAATGATAAGCGTGTTAAGGAAATGTATTAAAAAAAGAATATAGGGGATTAGTTCAATGGTAGAGCACCGGTCTCCAAAACCGTCGATGGGGGTTCGAATCCCTCATCCCCTGCTTTAAAAGTACTGTATTTACGGTACTTTTTTTATTATCTGGTCTGTTTTCCAACCACCACGTTCCTGGGCATATTTATCCGGTACACGAAGCTGTGCCATGACAGAGGCATTTATGTGTCTGAGGTCGTGAAATGTCATGTGTGGCATATCGGACTCTTCTAATAAGTACTGGAAACGCTTATAGAGGGTGTTATAGGAATATGGTACAAGCACATCGCCAGGTACTTTTTCAATTAAGCTTTTTATATATTCCGGAATCCTGTGTCTGCGGATTCTGGTATTATTTTTTGCTTCTTTCTTTCTAATATCGTCATTATCCACTTTTACAACTGTTTCCGTGATTGATATATAATTTCCGTCCTTAGAGATAGATTTTGATTTTGTAAGACCACGAATTTCTGACATTGAGAAACTAAGCCACATAGCAAGTAACACTGGCAGTTCGATGTCTGTGCCCTCGAATACAGCAAAGATTGCATCAGGAGTCTGTAAATCTTTAATTAATACCGGAACGGTAGGAAGTTTTACATTGGTATCAATTCCTTGGCAGAAAGCATTTAAAGCTGCACTGATTAAGCCATATTCATTTTTTACGGTCTTTGGTGAAATAGTTTCTGTTGGTCTTTTGAGGCTCTTTCGCTTAGCTTCACGGTTTACTGCCTCTTGCAGGTATTCCTTATCAACGCTTGTAAGATAAGTATTCATGATATGTTTAAATCCATTTTTTTGCATCCTTTTGTATCCGGCTATTGTAGAGGGGCTTAAGATACCATCTTTTGAATTAATATACATCTCAATCGCTTCACCAATCGTGCAGTTTAAGATATTTTTCTTATGTTCCTTTTCAGAAGCCCATTCGGCAGCCATCCGCTCTGCCATTCGCTTGCCTTTTGGACCAGGTACGTCACAGGTAAATGATTTGTAAAATCGTTTCTGTTTAACAGAGCCGTCTGGCTGAATAATTTCCTCGGTATGACTATAGATCTGGCATCGCCAAGAGCCGGATGCAAGTTTTCGTGCTGTTGCCATGTTATCACTCCTTTTTTGGGTATAAAAATAACAGCCAGCTTGGAACAGATGTTCTGCTTGCGTGACTGCTCCGGAGATGATACAATAATTTTGTTAGGTCAGGAGATTATATGCGTCTCCGGGGATATTTACTTGTATTTGCCGGTTTCTGCGCCAACAGAATCCGGTCTTAAAAGCTCCATGATGGTGTCTGTTTACAGGTGCTTGAATCATGGGGCTTTTTCATTTGTTAAATAAAACTAATCTCTGTTTTTTCCACATTTACATTTATGTGAAATAGCTGGATTAAAAGAACCACATCTTGGACAAATCCAACCATCTTCGGAGTCTAATGAGTTCTCATCTTTTAAAAGAGACGAAGAATTGTTGGAAGCTGGTTTGTTATTGTCTTCTGTAGTAGAATTAGAATCTTGAATCTGTGCAATAATGTATTCCTGATTGTATAACATTTCATAGATAGAGTAGAGAATAACAAAAATGACATAAGAAATTATTACTCCAGCTAAGAAAATAATGATTGTGGTTATCCAGTTTCTATCGCCTCTGAATGTTATGCCAGCTTGTTTAGCAATTAGTAAACTTCCTATTATTCCTAGAATAAGTTCTACGATCGCAATTATTTTACATTGTTCTTTCATTGATTGTTCCTTTCATAAATTAGTTTAACTATTCATCATCGGAGTTATCGTATTGATAAAGATTATCTGATGAATATGGTGCATCCGCCGAAAGAGACTGTCGGTATTCCTCTGCAAGCATAGTTCTGTTAAATTCGGCAGTTGGTTCAATACTTGTTACAAGTTGTTCAAGTTCATCCAGAGATACTTTAAAGAACTCTTTTCTCATATTCACTTTATTTAAACGTTTTTCATTAAGCATTTCGTGTAGCTTATTTTCTAAGGCAACTGCATCGTCAGAGAAAATAAAACTATGTACATCGAACTTAAATGGAACGCTAGCACTGCCAAGCTCATTGATTCGGTCTTGTGGGTCAAGACGACGTGTCATGCCGATTTTAAATACATCATCACCAAAAGAGCCGAGATTACTGATAATATAAACATTACCAGCTTTTCCGTTCTGCAGGTTAGAAATTTCATCTTTCTTTAATACAACCTGAGAAAGTTGGTTTTGTAATTCTAATATTCTTGCTTTTAATTTTGAAAGTTCGTCATCTGATAAAGATTCAGACATAGAAGATTCTAATTTAGTGATTTCATTCCGATATTTTGTTTCTTCTTTTTCAACTTTTTTCTTTTCTACTTCAAGGGCTTTTCGTTCTTCTGCTTCTTGACGCATCTGTTCTTTCAGAGCCAACTGTTCCTGACGAGCTTTTTCTTTTCGAACATAGTAGTTGTATTCGATTTTTACAGCATTTATAAAGAGGTATTCAATTTCGCCAATGAATTTTGTTAATGTTCCAGCAATGCTTTGATTCCCCTCTCCGGCAATCTGCAAATATTTAGCACTTACTTTTTTTACATCATCAATCGCCTTTTCTAGCTTTTCGTATTTTAAGCTATATAAGATGTTCTGCAGTTCGGCTCTTAGAGCAATAACCATCAAATTATAAATTGCCTTATTTGCCTTAGTTGTATATCTTGCAGAATAAGAATCTAAAAGTTTATTGATTTGTTTTTCGTTATCCCGATAAGCAGCACGTAAATCTTTTACATCCATGCAATGAAGATTGAGAATAACGGAAGGAGTAACTAAGTCTAAATCTTGAAAGTCAGTTGAACTAATTTTACAATCACTGTAAGGAACATCAGTGTTGAGAAAATTATTAATCGCATAATCTACACTCTTATATAGCTCTTTACAACGATTTATCTTTCGTTCCTGAGTAGTAACATTTTTAGAGAGCTTTTCACTCTTTTCTTTCAACTGGGATATTTCTTCGGATAATGTCCGAATTGTAGAGTTTCCGGAAGCAATCTGTTCATTTACCTTATCAATAAGTGCCTTTGTTTGTTCGTATTCGGTTACTCCAAGAGCATCTATTCTTGAATTCAAAGAGTGAACCTGTTCTTTTAATTCTTCGTTTTCCTTTTTAATTGAGGAAACACGAAAAATATCTAATAATCCCATTTTACAGTACCTCGTTTCTGCGTTTATATCTTAATAAATCATCTTTTGTATATGTATTTGTAAAAGAATCTTTTACGAATACGTCTTTTCCTCCTTTCAACTCAATCTATCTTCAACACTCCCAGAGCAGGAGTGAAATATACCGCATAATTATCAACAGTCGCAGACACACCGTATTTGCTCCGGTAGCAGTCAACTGCTTCTTTCAAATATTCTTCCGTCACATCAAGATATTCCGCTGTGTCCGATGCGGACCGGCAGCCATGTTCAAATGCTCTGACAAGTCCCATGAGTCCAATCTTAAGATTGAATCCATAGAGCCGTGCACGGTATTCTTGTTTCCTGTTCGATACGTCTGTCTGGTCTAAGATGTTTCCGGAAGTTGTGTAGTAGTGTCCGAGTTCTTCTGCGAGGACGCAGGATTTTTCTGTTTGTGACATTTTTCTTTCAAGTGCAATATTTCCATCAAAGTAAAGTCCTTTTAACCCTTTTACTTCTGACAAATCCATTTCAATAATATTCAAGTCTTTATGTTTTGTTTTTAATTCTTCGTAAGTCAAGAAGCCTCACTCCTTTGGGCGTGCTGCGACAAGTAGTTTTTTATATTCCTCTATCTTATTTAGCTCCTCAGGAGTAAAATTTTCTCCATCTTTGTGTGCTGCGGTAGTGGAAGACTCAGTTCTTTCTTCCCAACCCATTAGTTCTTGTGGAGAAACTTTTAATGCTTTAGCGAATTCTCTTATTTTAGATTCAGCTAAATCAACTTCACCTTTTTCTATTTTTGCGATAGATGACCTATCTTTATATCCAGTTAGTTCGGCTAGGGAATCTTGAGACATTTTTAATTCCAAGCGTCTTGCCTTTATGTTCTTATACAGGTCAAGCATAATTGAAAGCTCCTTTCTGCGTTGTTAATTTTTCTTAACACTATAATAACATGTTGTGTAAAATAATTCAACAAAAATATAAAAAGATGTTGACAGAAATTCACATAAGTGATATAGTGAATTTAGTTCACAGATGGGAGGTGAAAAAAAGAATGGCAAATGTAGATTTGTTGAGAAATAAAATGACTGAATCAGGTATGACAGTTTCAGCGATTGCTACTAAATCAGGCATTTTGAGAGAAACTTTGTACAACAGAATGAAAGAAGGCGATTTTAGAGCATCTGAAATTGTAGCACTTTCTAAGACCCTTAATTTATCGAAAGGGGAAAGAGACAAAATTTTTTTAACTTAAATAGTGAATTAAATTCACATAAAGTAAAAAACTAAACCATGAAACTTTACAACACCCGAAAGGAGAGTGAGAGAAAATGAAAGTAAATCCTATTAAGTTTGAAAAAAAGTTATTTGTGGCATTAGCGGATAATGTTCCTTTTGATATTAAATGTGATGTGAATTATAAGACATCCAGCGGAGGAGTTATCAAAGCTATTTGTGTAAAAAATGTAGCGGTTAGTGTGGATGACGAGGATTACTGCGGAGTATATAAAAATGGTGAAATGATGGAAGCCTTTAACTATGGGCTTTATCATAATGAGGCTTCTATTTGCACAGCTATTGTGTTAGCAGTGTATGAGCAACTGAATTCTTCAAAGGAAGATGCTTTTGGTGTTCTTGACATTGAAAGTGCAAAAGATAACGGGACTCGAAGCATCGCACTCACAAAAAAAGAGTGGAGCAGTATCGAAATTTATTTGATGTTTACGAAAGAGTATTTCAAAAAAATTATTGGGGTTTGGGAAGAATTATCAAAACAAAAAGATTTTGAAGGAAATTCGAAGTATCCGGTTGCAATTAAAAACGTTAAGTTTTTAAGAGGAACAGAGCAGGACGCTGAAAGACTTCTCTTAAATGTCAAAGAATTGAAGTAATGAAAATGGATAAAAGAGAACGAGGAGAACGAGGCTGTGCAGGACCAGAAAAAAGATAAAACTTACAATGCTCTGTCAGATTTCATCAACAACGAGTTAAAAATAGTTTTGACAGTAAAAAACATTAAAGATGGATATGCGGATTGTGAAGTGCATTTTGAAACAACAGAGCACAAAAATGATGAACGAGGATGGAAAGTAAAAAGAGAGGTATTTGCAAGTGAACTTTTTACAATATTGGATAAAACTCTTGTAGGAGCTGATGTCAAATTTAATGCCGATGCAAATGTTATCTTTGTAGAGAATATAAGAATTGAGGTACGTAAACATCATTGCGCTGTGTATCAAGATAATGAGTTTATCATGAGTTTTCCTGGCAGAATTTGTTCCGAAATTTACGCATATACAGCAATTGCATTATTAGTTAATAAGATGCTTCGAGACCAAAAACTAAAAAAAGGATGCCCCTTTTAAATAAAAAAGAACAGATAGGAGGAGTAACAAGGATGAAAAAATTATTTATTTCGCAACCGATGCGGGACAAAACAGATGAGGAAATTCTTGCCGAAAGAGAAAAGGCGGTAAAAGTAGCAAAAGAAATGCTGAATGAGGATGTAGAGGTTATTGATTCTTTCTTTCAGGAAGCACCTCACGATGCTAAGCCACTTTGGTATCTTGCAAAGTCACTTGAATTACTTGCTACAGCAGATGTTGCTTTCTTTTGCACTGACTGGGAGAAATATAGAGGATGCAGAATTGAACATACATGTGCCAACGAATATGGTATTCAAATTATTAGAAATATGACATTAGAACCATTTAAAGAGCGAAGAGTCGCACTGACTAAATATGAGTTGGCTGACATTAAAACACATTTAATTAGGGCAGAAGAACATTATAAAAAGCAATTATATTTCTGGGAACAGTTAGCTCTAAGAAAAGATTCGAAAGGCGAACTGGAGTATCCAAATGTGGTCGAGAATATTAAATTTTTAAGAGGACTGAAATGGGATGTTGAACGACTTCTGAAAAAAATTAAAAAAATGGAGTGATAAGGTTGAGCGATTTAAAGATTTTTAACAGTGAAAAGTTTGGACAGATGAGAACAATCAATATTAATGGAGAAGTGTGGTTTGTAGGGAAAGATGTAGCAGAGGCACTTGGATTTAAAAATTCCAGAGATGCGATTTTGACACATGTTTTTGAGGAAGATAAGGGAGTAGATACTATCTACACCCTTGGCGGATACCAGAAAATGACAATAATCAATGAATCTGGATTGTATGCATTAGTATTTAGCAGCCGATTGGAGACGGCTAAAGATTTTAAACATTGGGTAACCAGTGAAGTGCTTCCAGCAATTAGAAAAACAGGTTCTTATCAAAAACCGATGAGCCAAGTTGAAATGATGCGTATCCAGCTTGGAATGATTGATAACCATGAAGAACGAATTGCTGAACTTGAGCAAAGCATGACGATTGATTACGCTCAACAGCAGGCACTTAAAGAGACAGTAAACTATATTGTAGTTGATGCGCTTGGTGGAAAAGGCAGTGAAGCGTATAGAGAAATCAGTAAGAAAGTATTTTCGGAGTGTAATAGAGATATACAGAGATACTTCCATGTAAATTCAAGAAACAACGTACCAAAGAAACGTTTTGATGATGCGATTGAGTATGTACAGCATTGGCAACCGTGCACGAATACTCAAATCGCAATCAAAGAATGTAACTCACAGTTACGATTTGCTTAGGCAAAGAAAAAGGTCCCATGGGAAATAGGGGTTTCCTGTGGGACACAAGCCTAAATAAATCACTTATATCTTAACAGGTATGCAGGAGAAATACAATGAAAAAAATGAGCAATAAGAAAAAAATGGATATTCTTGAAACTGCTCTGGGGCTGTGGACAGGCATCTGCTTTGGCGGTTGGTTGTGTAATGTCATCGAGTGCAAGGACGCACAGGCAATGGTATTTGCTGTAGCATGGATTGCAGGACCGGCAGTGATTTTCTTCCTTGCTGGTTTATGGCAGGTAAGAAAGAAAAATAAAGCAAAGAAGCAGGCAGAGAAGTTTATTGAGAACTGGGCAAAATTTAAAATCGAAAAGGATAAGGCATCATGAGCAAGGTAGAAATGGAGTTTGCTGCACTTGAAGAATTAATTAGAGATTCGGAGAAAGTCAGAGTCTTAAACAGCTTGTTAGACAATTCAAGAGAGTGCGGAGAGGAGAAAATAGCACTGGACGTGCTTAGTGCAGTGCTTGGTGTAGAAACGAGAGAACCGTTGACAGTAGATAAAGTTGTAGGGCTGTTTGAGGAGAAATGGAAAGAGGGGTGAGAGGATGCCAGTTGCATATTTAAGTAAAGAGCAACAGCGTGCCGCTCAGGTAAGACGGTGTTTAGGTGGAGCAATCTGTGCAAACGGAAGCTATAAAAAAGACTTAGCGAAAAATGCAGGTATGAAGTATCATACATTCTTAAAACGTCTGAATGAACCGGAAACATGCACACTTAGCGAGCTGTGGACTATTTTGGATACGTTGAACGTTCCAGAAGAAGAAAGAAGCAAGATGTTGATTTAGGAGGAAAGAAGCCATGATGGATGAATACTTGTTGGAAATGAAAACCGGAGCTGGATGCTCGGCTTCTGCATCCTCTGCCGGACGCAGAAAAGAAGTTGCAAAAGAACATGAGTTGTTGGAAAGAACAATTCTGATTACAAAGAGAGAGGAGAACTAAGATGTTAAAGTTATATGAAATTGCAGAAGAATACATGCAGTTATGCGAAATTGCAGAAGATACCGATGTGGATACGCAAGTGTTTGAAGATACACTTGCAGGGATTGAAGCAGAACTGGAAGTAAAAGCGGATGCTTATGCTGTAATCCTTACAAATTTAGACAATGACACCGAAAAGATTGATAAAGAAATCGAAAGACTTACAATAATGAAAAAGACCTTGAAGAGTCGCAGTGACTTTTTAAAAAGAAATCTCACAAATACTATGCTGTTGATGGATAAAAAGAAATTCAAGACAGATATTCATTCTTATAGTATTTCAAAAAATGCTCCATCATTGAATATTCTTGATGCAACAAAGATTCCGGAGAAGTACATGGTTGTTCAGGAACCGAAGTTGGATAGAAAAATGCTGTTAGCAGATGTCAAAGCGAATCCGGAAGAGTTCAAGGGGATTGCTGAAACGAAGCAGACGGAAAGTTTGAAAATCAGATAAATGCAAGAGGGAAAAATATGGAAACAAAAAAAATTTACACGGCAATCGTCGAAATCATGGACGATATTAAGAGCATCGAAAAAGACCGATACAATAAAATGCAAAGCTATAGTTTCAGAGGGATTGATGATGTTTACAATGCATTACAGCCAGCTTTGATTAAGCATAAGGTGTTTTGTGTTCCAACTGTAAAAAGTGTAAAACGAGAAGATGGAGTATCCGCAAAAGGCACTCCATTGAAATATACGGTTGTGGATGTAGACTATGAGTTTACATCTGCGGAAGATGGCTCTTCCGTCAAGATAAGCATGTCAGGTGAAAGCATGGATTCAGGAGATAAGAGTTTGAATAAAGCCTTATCAGCTGCTTACAAATATGCATGTTTCCAACTCTTCTGTATTCCAACGGAGAGCGAATCACATGATTCAGAGGAAGATACTTATGAATATCATCAAAAAGTTGAATCAAAGCAGGAAGCACCAAAGCAAACTGACAGAAAGATTACAGAGCAGGAGATTGCCAGCTTTATGCAGGAAGTGCATCGAACTGGATGCGCATTAGACAAGATGTTAAAAAAGAGCAACGTAAAGGTTGTAAAGGAAATGAAATACAGTTGTTACCTCTACTGGATGAACTTAATGAAGAAAACTCCAGATAAGAAAGAAGAGGAAGCGAAAACAGCTTAGGGGATTCGCAGTTCATACTGCTTACCACATATATCAATATATCACACAAATACATAGCAGCTCTGCAAAAAAGGAAACTTCTTGCCGGAACGGTCACTGTTTTTAGAGCATACTTTTCCGGTCGGACAAGGTTCCAGCAGAGTTGCAGAAAGGAGTATCCACGAATGGCAAGACCAAAAAAACAAGGTCTGGATTACTTTCCGATTGACGTGGATATTTTCGAGGATTTAGAAGTTGAATATGCCAAGTTTGGCGCAGATGGATTTACAATTTATATGTATTTACTCACAAGAGTATACAAAAGGGGCTACTACTTAGAAGTAGATGAAGATTTTCTGCTCGTGATGGCAGCACGACTGCGGATGAGCGAGCAAAAGGTGATGCAGGTCTTAAACTACTTATTGAAACGGTCACTGTTTGATAACACACTTTTTCAGTCGGTCAAGGTTCTGACCTCTGCCGGAATACAGGAACGGTTTCAGCTTGCCGTGAAATCACGAGCACTGAAAAATCCGGTTCAGGTAAGAGAGGATTTGTGGCTTCTCAAAAAAGAGGAGACTGAACCCTTTATTAAAGTGAACCCTTTTTTAAATAAATCTGAGAATAATGAGAGTTTTTCCGAGAATAACTCGAATAAATCCGAGAATAATGCCATAAAGGAAAGTAAAGTAAATAAATATATATATATGGCTTCGCCAGATAAATCTCCGGTTGATGATTTTACTTCCAGCGTCGATACAAAAAAGACAAGGTATTTTGATAATCAGGAAGTAGAAGATGCTTTTCAGTTGTTTATCTCATACAAGAAGCAAAAAGGGGCAATCATCAATCCAAGTCAGGTTGAGTTGTACAAAGAACGTCTATCCGAAGTAGCACAGACAGATGCTGAAAAGATAGCGGTTGCAAAAGAGGCAACAATGAGAGGATGGGAAACGTTCTATCCAGTAAGAAAGACAAGAGGAGTAAAGACGCAAAGTAAGCAACCAGAAGCAAAGAAAACAAAGTTCTGTAACTTCGAGCAAAGAAAATACAACATGAGTGAGTTAGAAAGCATGTTGTTGAAAAGCAATTGAGGGGGGTGAAAATTTGGGAACAGTTGTGCTTGTACTCGTATTTTTAGCAATCGCAAGTTGCTGGATGGTCGTCAGAGATACCGGAATGGAGAAAGAGGACGATGCGGAGCAGGAAGAATATTTGAAAAGAAGGATGGAGATTACAGTATGAGTGTAGGATATGACAAACTAAAAGCGGCGGTTGACAAGGATTGCAAAAAGGACGGCGGAACCATACACTTAGAAGGGTGTGTGACCTGCGGAGGCAAGTGCTTCCATAAGTATTGCAATAAGTTCAAGTGGGTTATCGACAGAGCTAAAGTCTACGGAGAGGCTACTGGGCTGAATTGGGAGGACGTTCTTGATAGCTGGGAGACTGACAGAAATTATTGGTACATGAACTATTATCAGGATTGTAACCAGCCGGAAATCAAAGCAGGGAAAGTGAGGGTATTCGGAACGATACTTGAGTTAAAAGAGGCTATCGGAGAAATGAAGTTTCGTTGCCCGTCCTGTGGAAAAGAAAGCTCGAACCCTTATGAGTGCAAGGCGTGTGGCTGGAAAGTTTACGGTCTACTGGGGGACATGGGAAAAGGCGTTTTTGTCTATGTAAAAGAACAGCTCAGAGGAGAGACTATGTTCATGCCGGTATCTTGGGAGCAGGACAAAGTATTATAGCCAGGAGAAAAAGAAGTGAAAGATTATGTAGAAGTCAATGAAAACAAGTGTAGTGAAGTACATAATTGTATGTGCACAAAAGAAATCAAAGGCAATCGAATAAACGGAAAGGAAAAATAAATGGCTTACAGAGATATTACATCCCAGAGCACTTCGGTGCTCTGGGGAACGAGAGCGGCAGAAAGAAACGCTGAAACAAGAAAGAAACTTGAAAAAGAGCATAATGTCAAAATTGGAGACGAAGTGAAAATTGTCACAGAAGAAGTGAGCGAGGAAAAAGACGGACGCAGAAAAAGAAAGAAAATCAGAAAAGCGACAGTTGTAGATTTATACGAAAATTTTATCCTGCTGCGAATTAAAGCAAGAACGGAGAACAGCTTTTGTGAGTCGTTTTCGTGGCAGGAATTTGAAGCAATGAGATGATAACGAAATAACTAGGGAGGTGATGCCAATGGAGCAGGAAGTGCAAAACGAAAATGACAAGAAAAAGGAATACCTCTGGCAATACAGAAAGGCAGAGAGAAGAGAACAAAATATCTTGGAAGAAATCCAAGAACTGCGGGCGGATAAGTTGTTTCCGTCCGTGTCCATGGATGGGATGCCAAAGGGAAGCAATCAGGCAGATTTGTCTGACTTTGTTGCGTTGATGGACGAACTAATTGAGAAACTGAAAGACGAACGTCTTTGCAAAGTAAAACTCAGAATGGAGATAGAGGGGAAAATAAAAAGAATGGACGATACAGATGAAGCAGAATTGTTAAGGATGCGTTATCTTAGAGGAATGAAGTGGGAAGAGGTAATGGCAAAAACAGGATATTGTCGGGCACAAGTGAATAGAATACATGGAAGAGCATTAGAGCATTTTGAAATGTAAAAATTATGGATAAGATTTCTTTATAAGTGTTGACATACGTATTAATACGTAGTATAATAGAATTAACTTAAGGAAAGGAGAATATCAGATGCCAATCAAGCCAAGTGAAATGATAAAACTTTTAAAGAAAAACGGTTTTATCATAGTCAGTCAGAATGGTTCGCATGTAAAAATGCGAAACCAAGAAACTGGAAAACAAACAATTGTTCCTTTACATAATAAGGATTTGAAAAAGGGAACAGAACAGACAATACTGAAACAGGCGGGGCTGAAATAAGCCCCTGTCTTTCAAAAAGTAGGAGGTAAAGGCAATGAAGAAATTATTTTATCCAGCAATTTTTCACAAAGCAGAAGAGGGAGGGTTTTGGATTACATTTCCAGATTTACCTGAGTGTATAACAGAGGGCGACGATATGGAAGAAGCATATAATATGGCAGTAGATGCTCTTGGCTTGACATTAACTGACCGTATCAAATCCAAAGAAGAACTTCCAAAGGCATCCGATATTGAAAATATAGAAAAACCAGAAGATGGTGTAATTGTTGTAGTTCAGTTCGATAAAGCTGAATATGACCGCAGACACAATAGCAGAGCAGTAAAAAAGACACTTACAATTCCGGAATGGTTAAATGAAGAAGCACTTGCTATGAATATTAACTTTTCACAGGTGCTTCAAGAAGCATTGATGGAAAAAGTTGGTATTCGTTAAAAAGTTAAAAGATGGAATAGAATGAGACATTCACTCTATGGTATAGTGTAAATGGGTTTGAAAGGCAGAGAGCGAATAAAGCTTCGTTACCTACCCATTTACGGTCATTGGTTTTTGATTTCCATAGGTATCCTCTAAAGTATTAAGTGTTATGTAGTCACAGCCTGTTGAATTGCCAACAGGCGCATCAAAGCGTAGCTCAGTGGTAGAGCGCTTGCAACGCATCTGCAAGAGGACGGGGGTTCGATTCCTTCCGCTGTTGCTCACACGTGACGGTGTGCCCACTTGTTCGGGTAATGGACAAGAGCTGGTAAGTGCTAAACTTACATGTTTCTCTTTTCTTTACATTTTATCCATATAGCATCCAGTATTTACTGGGTGCTATTTTTATACATAATTTTAGCAAGACAGGAAGGTGGGTGGATGGCAAACTATGAAAACATAAAAGATGCAAATAATAATCGAACTCCGAACGAACGCCGAGAATTAGCGAAAAGAGCTGGTGAAGCATCCGGTGAGGCGAGGAGAAAAAGAGCGAATTTTAGAAAAACTTTAAACCTGCTGCTTAGTGCAAAAATTGAGAACGAGGAATTAACTCCATTTCTGGAAAGCCTTGGCATAGACAGCACTCTTGAAAGTGCAATCAATATGGCAATGATAAAGAAAGCACTAAAGGGTGATGTAAAGGCTTATGAGGCTGTAGCACGGTTTGCAGGACAGTATGAAGTGCCAGACGAAGAAATCCGAGAGAAAGAAGCAGATATTGAGTTGAAGAGGGCAAGGAAACAGCAGATAACTGGTGAAAACGAGACGGATGAAGCGTTAGATAGACTGGATGCGATACTAAAGGAGATGCGGGACAATGCAGTTAAGCAAGAAGCAGAATGAGTATATTTTACATGCCACGCATCGCTGGAACATTAAATCCGGAGCAGTTCGTTCCGGAAAGTCTTTTGTTGATACTGCTTATATTATTCCGTTCCGGATCCGAGAAAGAAAAGGAAAGCCAGGATTAAATGCGATTCTTGGAGTGTCAAAGGCTTCAATCGAACGAAATGTATTACAGCCAATGAGAGAGCTGTACACGGATAAACTGATTGGAACTATCAACAGTATGAATATCGCAAGAATCTGCGGTGAGGACGTGTATTGTCTTGGAGCGGAGAAAGTCAGCCAGGTCGCAAAGATACAGGGCTCCAGCATTAAGTATTGTTATGGTGATGAGATTGCAAAGTGGAATCAAGATGTGTTCCAAATGCTTAAATCACGACTGGACAAGCCGTATTCGTGTTTTGATGGAGCGTGCAACCCAGAACAGCCAACACACTGGCTGAAAAAGTTCATTGATAACGAAGAATTGGATATTTACTTGCAGAAATATACTATCTTTGACAATCCTTTTCTTCCGGAGGAATATGTCGAACAGCTTTGCAAAGAGTATGAGGGAACAGTGTGGTATGACCGACTCATATTAGGGCTGTGGAAACGTGCAGATGGGGCAATTTACAAGCGTTTTGCAGACAAGTCAGAATTGTTCCGATGTGAAATAAAAGACGAAATAGAGGGTAATACGGAGCGCAGAGAGTTTAAGAAAACAGATATTGTGTCGATTGAAATTGGTCTGGACTTTGGTGGAAATAAATCCGGTCATGCTTTTGTGGCAAGAGGTTACACAGATAATTACAGAGAAGTTATTGGTGTGATGAGCAGACGCATTATGGTAGACGATTTTCCGGAAGGGATTGACTCAAAGAAACTGACAGAGCTTTTTCTAAAATTTGTGCAGGAAGTTATTGATAAGTATGCGGTAACGGATGGGCGAGGGGAGTACATGCAGTATTGTAATGTAGAGACGGTATTTTTCGACAATGCGGAATCCGTTCTGGGTGCTTCCATCCGGAATATTGTAGAGACGAGATATCCTTGGATATCCGTAAAGCCAGCAAAGAAAAAGGCGATTATTGACCGTATCCGCTGTGCGCAGATGCTAATGGGAGCAGGACGGTTTTTCTTAACAGAAGATTGCGAGAGTTTGGAAACAGCTTTTTGTGATGCGGTTTATGATAAAGAATCCTTAGTGGATGAACGGCTTGACGATGGCAGTACAGACATTGACAGCTTGGATGCGTTTGAATATACGATTGAACGAGATATGAAGTATCTGATTGATGAGGAATAGAAAATGTTTGATGGAATTAAGAATTTTCTGAGGAGGATAGCGAGAATGTTTGGCTATACGCAATTAAAAAGTATACTTGGTACGGATGTGGCATTATCGCAAGGAATGATTGATGCCATCAACGAGTGGAAGTTAATGCTCGACGGAGCTGCCGACTGGACTGGAAGCGATGTGCAGTCACTTAAGATAGAACAAGGTATCTGTCGTGAATTTGCAGATACTGTGCTGGCTGAGATGGAAACTTCTATTTCTGTGCCGGCACTGGACAAGATATATAAAAAACAGCTTACACTTTTAAATGAGCACTTGCAGGATGGTCTTGCATTGGGTTCTTTTTGTTTGAAACCGTTGCCGGGAGGATTGGCAGAGTTTATTACTGCGGATAAGTTTATACCGATTCAGTTTGGAGACAATGGCGAACCAACTGATGTTGCGTTTCTTACAGTAAAACGTATCGGTGAGATTGATTATTATACGAGAGTAGAACGGCATACCATTGCAAATGGAGTGCTTACGATTTCAAACAGGTGCTATCATTCACAGACACAGGCTGACATTGGACAGGAATGTTCTCTCGAAGAAATAGGAGAGTGGCAGAATATAGAAGCCGGTCCGGTCAGCTACCCGGGAATGAAACAAATGGATTTTGGATATTACAGGAATCCACTTCGTAACAATGTAGATGCCAGTTATTGCGGTGTATCGGTATATGAATCTGCAAAAGGGCGGATTATGAAAGCGGATGTTCAGGCGGCACGTCTTGACTGGGAATACAATTCCGGAGAACGTGCCATTCATATGGATGAGAGAGCACTAAAGCAAAAAGGTGGACGTTTCAACTTGCCACGCTTAAGCAAACGATTATATAGAGGCTTAAATCTGGAAGATGGAAAAGACAAAGAATTGTTCCGAGAGTATTCTCCAGAAATGCGTGACGAAGCGTTTAAACGTGGCTTAGAAGAATATAAGCGAGAAATTGAGTTTATTGTAGGCTTAAGCTATGGTGACCTCTCAAACGTGCAGGATGTTGAAAAAACAGCGGAAGAAATCAAGTCATCAAAGGTGAGAAAGTATAATCGTGTAAAAGCAATACAGGGAAAACTTCGGGATTGCCTTGAAGATTTTGCGGCAGGACTGGCATTTTATAATTCTATGTACACTTCCGGTTATGAGTTCTTCTGTGAATTCAGTGATTCCATTTTAACCAGTGAAGAGACAGAACGACAGCAGGATAGACAGGATGTGAGTATGGGTGCAATGACCTTAGTAGAGTACCGTGCAAAGTGGTACGGTGAAACAGAGGAAGAAGCCGCAAAGAAGATTATTGATGAAAGTGTAGACCCTGACCCGATTGAGGAATAGCTTATGATGACACCAGAAGAAAAAGGACTGCTGCCGCTTCGAACGGAAAAACTTTTTTATGATTTGCAGAACCGTATTTATGCGGACATTGTAAGAAGAATCAAAAAGACTGGTGAAATTACGAGTACGGCAGATTATCAGATAAATAAACTCCTATTGCTTGGAAATAGTACAGAATTCATAGAAAAGGAATTGAAAGAACTTTTAAATGCTTCTTATCCAGAAATCTGGGCTTTGTACGATAAAGTCTGTGACTGGGAATATGTCAGAAATAAAGATGCTTATGAGCAGATAAATGGCAATTTTATTCCGCTCGAAGAGAATGAAACAGTTAGAAAATGGGCAGATGCAATTTCAAAACAGACACAGGGAGAAATAAAGAATCTTACTAGGTCAATGGGATTTACCGTGCAAATGCGTGGCAAGAAAGTATTCACACCACTGGCAACGTATTACCAGAAGTATTTAGATTCTGCCTGTATGGATATTGTAACAGGTTCGTTTGATTATAATACTGTTTTAAGAAGAGTCGTAAAAGAAATGACAGCATCCGGACTACAAACAGTAGATTATGCGTCCGGATGGAGAAACCGTGCACCTGTGGCGGCAAGACGAGCTATTATGACAGGTGTATCACAGTTGAGCAGTAAAATAAACGAAATGGTTGCAAAAGACCTGAAAACGGATAAATACGAAGTGACATGGCATGGTGGACACCGACCAGAACACTGGTGGGGCGGTAAAGTCTACAGCTACGATGACCTTGTAAGAGTGTGCGAACTTGGAGAGGGAAAAGGTCTTTGCGGATGGAACTGTAAGCATAGCTATTATGCTTTTATTGAAGGAATCTCTACAAGAACTTATACAGATGAACAGCTTGAAGAGCTAGAGAAAAAAGAGCAGGAAGAGCATGAATACAAAGGTAAAAACTATAATGCATATCAAGCTTCACAGGTTCAACGGCAGATGGAAACAACTATGCGAGCACAGAGAGCAAATATCAAGAATCTGAAGCAGGGAAATGCAGATTCAGATACCGTGATAGCGGCTCAGGCGAGATATCTAAACACGCTAAACCAGTATAAAGACTTTTCAAAGAAGATGAAACTTCCGGAGCAGATGGAACGAGTGTACATGGATGGGATGGGGAGAGTTGTTACTGATAATAGAATCAAAGGCATGTTTCCACAGAAAATGGTGGATAATATGCAGAAAGATTTGAACCAGTATAAACGTTATAAAGAAGTACTTGGAGAATCCGCTGGAACACTTGCGAACTTCGGGAAGATGAAATATAATGATAGTAAGAAATGGGACGAATTGAATCACAGATATTCAGTTGTAAAACTTTACGATGTTGATTCAGGTAAAATGCCTCGTGAGAAGATTTTTGAACTCGACCAGAAAGCGTTCCAGACAAAGACACAGCTGTTTACTGGAAATGCAAAAAGAAAAGGCAATATCGCCGTTATGGAATTGGATGGAAATATCAAGGTTGGAAATAGTCAAGTGCAAACTATGGATGACCCGAATTATATCAATTTCAAAGGAGATAAAGAGTCACTAGTATTGAAAACGAAAGTGCCGGAGTTTAAAACACTTTTTATCGGAACACATAATAGAGATGTGGATAGTGAGGCGAAACTTTTTGAATATGCAGCATCCATTTGCAAGGATGGAAAAGAACACGTATTAAATTTACTATCAGAACGTTGTATGTGCGAAAGCTGTCGAGGAGTTATGCAACAGTTTAAGAAAAAATATCCAAATGTTCAGGTTAATGTGGTATCAAATGCAAAGAAACAGGCAGAAAAAAATAAAAATAAGCCATGGACAGGAAGAAAGAGGTAGAGTATGAGAGCAGACGATGACCTTACATATCAGGAATATAAAGATAGTGTAGAATCTAATATGAGCTTAATAAAGCATTCTGGATGGACACCGAGGCAGGTTACTGACTGGATGACAGAGGAAGATAATGAATTACTTGTCGGAACATCAGAAGCACTCTGGATTATTTCAATCGGTGCTTATGAGGTGGAGCATGATATTTTGGAAGAACGAGTATTAGAGCAGTTGTCTTATCATATTCCACGTTACGAGATGGGGAAATATAACGATATTACACCAGAAGAAAGAGAACTTTTAGAAAAGGATATTACATATATTCGTTCTAAAGTGGAACTTTGGAAGTTAAAAGACTATGATTAACTGAGATTACGAGGTGTATTACCACTAACCGATACAGGTTGGTGGTTTTTTTATGCCTTTTTTCGGCAGGCGTTAAAGAACCGGATATATCCCATACCGCTGAAAGAGCGGTCAATAAATGATTTCAGGAGGAATGTAGCATGAAAAATATCTATGAGATTCTTAAAGAATTTGGACTTGAACTTCCGGCAGAGAAAAAAGCAGACTTTGAAAAAGCATGGAAAGAAAATTATCGTACCAAAGCAGAGTACGATAATGCAGTTACAAAGAGAGATGAGTATAAATCCTCTCTTGATACGGTAAATGAAAGGCTGAAAGAATTTGACGGAGTGGACGTAAAAGACTTACAGAGCCAGATTACAAAGCTTCAGGGTGATTTACAGGCAAAAGACGCAGAATATGCCCAGAAAGAGGCAGAACGTCAGTTTACCGGAGAATTAAGTGCTGCAATTAAGAAAGCTGGAGGCAGAAATGAAAAGGCAGTTATGGCAATGCTTGACATGGAAACACTCAAAGCATCGAAAAACCAGTCTGCCGACATTGAGGCTGCGGTTGAAGCAGTAAAAGAGTCTGATGCTTATCTATTTGGTTCAGATGAACCATTTAAGAATCCAGTAGGTTCAACCGGAGGAAACGGTGGCAGCGGCGGAGCAGATGGAGTGTCTGCGCTTCGTGCCGCTATGGGACTTCCGGAAAACAAATAAGGAGAAGTTGAATGCCAAACGCAATTGAATTAAGAAAACAGTACTCAACCCTTTTGGATGAGGTCTACAAGTTATCCTCTTTAACAGCTGTGCTGGATGGAGCAAATAACTTGGTAAAAGAGGGTGCAAATGCAAACGAAATTTTGATTCCGAAAATGACTATGCAGGGTCTTGCAGATTATTCCAAAACAAACGGATATGCGGCAGGAGATATTACATTAGACTATGAAACTAAGAAATGTACTTATGACCGTGGTAGAAAGTTTGTTGTAGATGCAATGGACAATATCGATACAGCGAGTATCGCATTTGGTAAATTATCCAGTGAATTTCTTAGAACACAGGGTGTTCCGGAGCTGGACGCTTATCGTCTGTCTGCTTATGCACAGACAAAGAATGTAGCAACAGTAAGTGCAGATATTACAGATGGAAAGGCAGGACTTGCAGCACTTCGTGAAGCAAGAAATCACATTGAAAATGCAGAGGCAAATCTTGCAACATGCTATCTGTTTATTAATCCGGCACTTTACGGAATGATTGACGACTTAGATACAACTGCATCCAGAAAAGCACTGGAGGGATTTGCAGGAATCGTAAAAGTACCATCAGGAAGATTCTTCAATAAAGTAAAACTGACTGCTTCCGGAGCAGGTGGATTTACAAAAGATACCGGTGCACTTGCAATGAATTTTATCGTAATTGACAAACAGGCAGTTATCCAGTATCAGAAGCACACTGTTTCCAAAATCTTTTCACCGGAACAGAACATGAACGCAGATGCATGGCAGTTTAACTATAGAACTGTCGGTATTGCAGAAACTTATGACAACAAAGTAGACGGTATTTATGTACATACAGCAAAAACCGCTAGTTGATGAGATTATGAAAGTAGATTATAGTTTTTATATTGAAAGGTTTGGAGGAAGTCAGGTGCCAGAAAGTGCCTGGCTTTCTTTGGAATTGAAAGCAGAAAAACGTCTGGAACATTTCAGCTTTGGAAGAACTGCATGTGACTGGTCAGAAAAAGACTGGGAACAAAATGCAAAGTATGCAATCTGTGAAATGGCTGAGGCAATGCAAAAGAGAAAGGTAAGAGGAAATATTGTATCGGAAAATAACGATGGATATTCCGTCAGCTATCAGACAGAACAGACAGAGGAAGAGTTTGAGAGTCGTTTATATCAGATTGCAAGTACTTATCTAATGTCAAGTGGTATTTTATACATGGGAGTGGATGAGGAATGATTGTAAATGCGGATATTACCCTTTACAACCGAAGATTAGATAAGACAACACGACAGTACATCTATAAACGTACCGTGCTTTGTGGTGTGCATTGGTACACAGACCAAAAGGTAGCGGTGAGTGATAAAGGCTTAGATAGTGCAGATTCGATAAAGATTCGTATTCCGATGGCAGAAAGAAGAGAAACGTTCTTAGAGCCGGAAGAATATGCAAGAAAAGAAGATGTGACAGGCTTTTTCACTGCTTCAAATGGGGATGTGTTTGTAAAAGGAATCTTAGAAGATGAGATTGCAAAAGAATCCGATTTAGAGAAGAAAGGCTTGCTGTTTGGAAGAATCTTAAGCCACTCAGACAATCGGAGAGGGTTAGAACCTCATATCCGGATTGGAGGCGCATAATGTCAAAGACAAGAGTGCGAGTTGAAATGGACGACGAACAGAAAATCCTGTTAAAACGTTCTTTAAATAAAAATGGAGCAGGACAAAAGTTCGTCACTCATGAAGTGAGACGTTTGTGTGTGCCTTATGTCCCGAAATTAAATGGACCACTTGAAAATACAGCTGTAGAATCAACGACCCATATTACTTACGGTCAGTCTTATGCAAGACGTCAGTACTATGAAAATTCCGGAAAGAACCGAAGTAAAGCACCACTTGCTGGTAAAGAGTGGGATAAGCGAATGTGGGCAGACAGAGGAAACGAAATTGTAGAATCTACAGCAAAGTTTTGTGGAGGTAAAAGAGGATGAGTGTAATTAGTGCTATCCGGGATTTCATTACAACGTGTCCGTATTTGGATGAGTTTGAAGAGACGTTTTCAAAGGTAGATATTGACTTCTTGGAAGAAAAACCAACAAATTATATGGTTGAAGCTGTACCAGCAGAGCCGATTGTGAAGCGATACACAAATGGAGACAGCATAAGACGTGTTGCATTTCATTTTTGTAGCAGAGTGTTCTGGGGAGATATGGAAAATATTGATACCTCGGAATTTTACGAACACTTTCAGGAATGGTTGGAAGATTGTACACGAGATAAAGTTTTTCCGGAACTTAGCAGTACAAAAGAAGCTCTTTCCATTCGAGCAACGACAAATGGATACATGATAGATGCCGAAGCAAAGACCGCTCGGTATGCAATCCAGTGTGAATTTATTTATTTTCAAAAAAGGAGACAGTAAATTATGGCAGTAAAACAGAGATATCAGGAAGCGGATTACTTAAATGTAGGAGCAGGAACAGACCAGTACGTGCTCATGGGGACCGGATTTACAAAGGTTGATGATAGCCCATCCGCACAGACTACTTCAAAACGGTATGTAAACAATAAATCTACAACAAAGTCTATCGGCTCTTATGACTGGTCTGCTCCATTCGAAATGGACATGATTGAGACAGAAGAAGCAGTGAAATTTATTGTAGACATTGGTAGAAAAGAAAAGACAGGACCGGATGCAGAAGCGGAATATATCCGTGTAGACCTGGCAGGGGCAAAAACTGCAAATGGATATCCAGCAAGAAAAAGAAGTGTAGCGATTGAAGTAGCTGAATTTACAGACAATGATGGAGAAATTACAGGCTCTGGAAACTTACTTGGTAAAGGTGACTGGGTGTTTGGATATTTCGACCCTGAGAAGAAAACCTTTAAAGAAGATGCGGGGGAGTAAAATCCCTCTCTTCTAAGCTGACAAAGGCAGTAAAAAGAGAGGCAGTAAAGAATACTGCCGAATTAAAACAGGAGGAAAAGGTAAATGGAGATTAATGGGCTTACATTGAATCTGAATGTGTTTGAAGCAAATCAGGCACAGAAACTAATAGACAGTTATGAAAGTGTTGCAAACGAAGCAGAAAGAGCACAAGGAAAGAGTTTACCAGAACAGATTAATATCCAGTGCGAAGCTATTAAAGCGGCATTTGACTATATTTTCGGAGAAGGTGTTGGAACAGCTGTGTGCGGATATGAAAATGATTTATTAAAATGTATTGATGCTTACACTGCACTTTGCGAAGAAAAAGGAAAACAGGAGCAGGTGATGAATGAGAAAACGAATCATCTGTTAGCACTGTATTCGGAATAAAATATGAGTTTTTTGACAGAAAAACCGCCAGAAAATTTAGAAGTAAATGGTGAAAAATATCCAATCAATACAGACTTTCGTACTGTTTTACGCTATATGGAAGTGGTAGAAGATGCGGATGAAACGTTAGCAGACATAGAAAGATGCTTGCAGATTTTGTATAAAATACCACCACCTCGAAATGATATTGCAGAGGCTGTAAAACAGGCAACTTGGTTTGTAAAGTGTGGAAAGAAAGAGAAAAAAGGTAAGCCATCAAAGAAAATACTTGGAATTAACAGTAATGAAGCACTGAATTTCAAGGAAGATGCCTGGCTAATTTACTCTGCTTTCCGCAGAAACGATGTGTATGGCATTGATTTACATACCATTCAATATTTGCACTGGTGGGAATTTATTGCGATGCTGGATGATATTCCGGAAACCGTGTCATTGCATCGGATTATGCAGTATCGGATTATTGATACGACAAATAAGAGTCTGTCAAAGGAGCAGGTTGCTTTTTATAAGGCAATGCAGAGATATTATAAAATCCAACAGGTAGAGGAAAATGAAGAGTTAATCAAAGCCTTGAAAGAGGGCAGAGACCCCTCACCTTATCTTTAGGAGGTGAGAAGATGGCAGACGGTAAAATTGTAATAGAAACCGGTCTGGATACCAAGGGAATCGAAAACGGACTTGGAAAAATCTCTTCGTTGGCATCAAAAGGGCTTGCGACAGCGACAAAAACGATTACTGCAACATCTGCCGCCCTGTCTGGCATGGGTGGATATGCAATAAAAGTAGGCTCCAGCTTTGAAGCAGCAATGAGCCAAGTGGCTGCAACGATGGGAATGTCTGCGGAAGAAATCCACAATGGAAGTGCAGAGTTTTCTAAGTTGCAGGAAGCTGCAAAAAATGCCGGAGCGACAACAAAGTTCTCTGCTACACAGGCGGCAGAGGCATTAAATTACATGGCTCTTGCCGGATACGATACAAACAAATCAGTGCAAACTTTGCCAACGGTGCTTAATTTAGCAGCAGCAGGCAACATGGACCTTGCGACTGCATCTGATATGGTAACAGACAGTATGTCAGCCCTTGGTGATAAAGCTGGAACGGTCGAAAGCTTTGTTGACAAAATGGCGAAGACGTCTCAAAAGAGTAATACAAGCGTCCAGCAGTTAGGCGAAGCACTTTTAACAGTGGGTGGTACTGCAAAATCACTTGCTGGAGGAGTGACAGAAGCCAATACCGTGTTGGGAATCTTCGCTGACAATGGTGTAAAAGGGGCTAAACTTTTGGTCGCTTAGATAGAAATATCTTTGAAAAAACATTGGGTGAATTCGGTGAAACCTAAATTTATTTAATCGCCGTTTATTGCAATTATACCTAATTATGATAAAATTGTAATAAGAGGTGAGATTTTGAAAACTAAAATTTGTAAAGAGTGTAAAAAGGAATTATCCATAGATAATTTTTCAAAAAGTAAATTATTAAAAGATGGGTATGAAAATAAATGTAAAAGCTGTAGAAACAAGGCTCGTTTAAAATATGAGTGTGTTTGTGAAACTTGTGGAAAAGTATGGAAAGCGCAAAAACCTAATTCAAAATATTGCTGTGCTGAATGTAAACCACAAAGCAAACCGAAAAGAATAAAAACAAAGTGTTCATATTGTTCTAAAGAAATAGAAGTAATACCATCCAAGATTGATAAATTTCCAATGCATTATTGCAGTATGCAATGCAAAAATAAGCATTATGGAGAACTCCATAAAGGAGACAACAATATAAAATTTAATAAGATAAAGGTCAAATGTTATACTTGTGGCAAAGAATTTTTAAAAGTAAGAAGTCAAGTTGATAAGTATAAATTTCATTTTTGCACTTTACAATGCAAGAATGAGGGCTATAAGCATATATTTTCTGGAAAAAACAATCCTAATTATAATCCAAGCAAAGAAGAAAAAGAAAGAGAAGAACATAGAAATATTGATGGATATAATGAATGGATAAGAAATGTTTTTGAGAGGGATAAATATACATGCCAATGCTGTGGAGACAGTAAAGGTGGAAATTTAAATGCCCACCATAAGTATAATTATTCAGAACATAAAGAGTTACGAACAGATATAAGCAATGGAATAACTTTGTACGAGAGATGTCATGTAAATTTTCATAAAATGTATGGATATAAAAATAATACTCAAGAACAAATTGAAGAATTTATCTTAAATAAACAAGGCAATACCGAGCTAAGCTAGGAGGGAAACCACTAGAAAGCGTAGAGACTAGATAAGAAGCTAACCAGAAGCACTCATTAAAAGAGTGCTTTTTGTATGCCTAATTATCCACGAGTGCCCAACATCTTAGCAAGTAAAGTTGAAGATGAAGATATAGTCCAACTCTAAGAGAAATCTTAGTTCTAGGATAAAGAGCCTAGACAATGAAGAATAGGAAGGTGGAACCGCCCTTAGAAACGTTATCTTAAGCCTATCCGCACCAGTGGATACAGCGAAAAAGAAAATGAAAGAGCTTGGTTTGAATGTATTTGACGCAGAGGGAAAGATGCGTCCTCTAAATGATACATTTAATGATTTGAACAAAATCTTAGGCTCAATGAATGAGGGCGAAAGAACACAGGTTTTAAACACTATTTTCAACAAAGTAGACCTTAAGAGCGTCAATGCATTACTGGCGAACTCAGGAGAACGTTTCGACCAGCTGAAAGGTTATATTGAAGATGCAGTCGGAGCAGCCGGACAGATGGCTGATACGATGCAGGACAACTTACAAGGAAAAATGACAACATTAAATTCTGCTCTTGAGGGATTAGGCATCGGAATCTACGAGAATATCGAAGATTCTTTGAAAGAAGCGGCAGAAGAGGGAATTAGTGCAGTCGGCAGGATATCAAATGCCTTGCAAGACGGTGGACTGGATGCGGCAGTAGAGGAAGCTGGTGCAGTGCTTGCGGATTTATCCGTAAAAGTAGCGCAGTCTGCTCCAAAGACGGTAAATGCATCGGTATCTTTAATCAAAGCGTTTGCAAAAGGAATTGTAAACAATAAGAGTCAGCTTAAAAAGTCAGCAACAGAGATTGTAAATGTATTAAGCACTGGACTCATTAAACTTTTGCCGAAGAAAATGCAAGAGCCAGCAAAAAAAGGAATGGATGCTTTAAAACGAACATTTGATGCTGGATTAAAAAGTGTTGTAAAGATTGCAGAACCAATTGTAAGTGGACTTGGAAAAGTATTCATTAAACTTGCAGATAATATGGATACGGTTGCGCCAATTGCAGTATCTCTTGTTGCTGCATTTAAAACTTTTAAAACAGTAGAAGGACCAGTCGTTACAGTCACTTCTGTTGTTATAAAGCTTAGTAGGGCATCATCCGAAGCAGGAGGAGTAATGGCTGCATTAAATGCGGTGATGAGCGCAAATCCAGCGGCAATGATTGCAATCGGAATTGGTGCACTGGCAGGTGGAATTGCCTTTCTTGCACTTAAATCAAATGAGGCAAGCAAAGAACAGGTTGCATTCCAGAAAGAAATTGACAACTTAAGCGCTTCGATTGAGAAGAACCGGAACGAATTAGATGAGTTATCCAGTTCTATTGAAAGCACAAATAACTCCGCAGAAAGTTCCGCAGCTCCATTGGAACGTCTCAAAGGCAAATTGTCAGAAGCCTTTGATGAAACTGGAAAGATGAAACAGGGCTGTGAACAGCTTGCAGGTTCTATCTTGAATCAGTTAAATGAGGCAATGGGAACAGAATATTCTATTACCGCAGATGGATTTATTCAGAATAATGAGGGTGTGAAGCAGTCTCTTGGAGATGTAACACAGTCCATTGATGAATATGTGCGTAGCTTGAAAAAGAAAGCTGTGCAGGAAGCTGTAACAAATCAATATGCCGATAATTTGCAGAAGCAGTCTGAAATACAGGCAGATTTAACAAAAGCCCAGAAACAGTATAATAAAGCATTAGATGAGTATGCAAAAGCGTGGAACGGAAACGATGCTAAGGCATTTGAACAGGCAAACGAAAATCTTGAAAGCACAAGAAAAAATCTTTCAGAGGCGACAAAAGAAGCAAAGAAAGCAGAAGTTCAAACCAGTTCCCTGGACAAAGTTATGGATTTACTTGGTGAGGGAACACCAGAAAGTATACAAAAGGCTTTGGATGCTTATGCAAAGATTCCAACTGAATCAGATAAAGCAGCAAAAAGTGTAAAGTATAGTCAGGAAACAATAGAAAAAGCACTTGAATCTACTGACTATGCAAAAATGTCGCAAGGCTTCAGAATGGCGGCAGAGGAAATTAAAGCCTCTGGTGGAGAAATTCCAAAGACTCTTCAAGATGTAATTACAAATGCAATTAATAATATTGAAAAATTGGGTCCAGAGGGAAAAGAAGAATTAGCTTCAAGCATGAGTGAGATGATGCAAGGAATGAAAGATAAAGTTCCGGAATTTCAACACATCTCTTCTATGACCTCTGACGAAATCATAAAGACATTTGCCACCTACTTAAAAGATAGTGGTGCACTTGGTGATGTCGGAACAGAAGCAATCGAACAGTTGATTCAAGGCATTGATGAAGTTGATACGCAGACTACTCCTGCTCAGAAAGCAAGTGATGCAGTTGATTCCACAATCAATCAGCTTGAAACTGGTGAGGATTTTATTCGGACAGCGGCAGGAAACAGTGCAAGTGCAATTACACGAGGATTTACGGAAACAGATTATTCCGGAGCAGTGTTTGCGGCGGCAAAAGCGTGCGGAATGACAGTAGATGAAGTGCTTGCGCATCAGGAAGAACTGTATATGGCGGCATTAACAGTTGCTCAGTCTGGCGCAACTGGATTTACGGCGGCAGACATGCCGGCAGTGTTTGGCTCAAATGCATCTGCCGCCGCATCAGCAGCGAATACATATTTGTTGAGCAGTGCAGAATCTATGCAGTTGTCAGCATCGGCTCTTGGAAATGCGGCAAATACCGGAATCGTTGCCGGAAATATGCCAGGAACATTTTCTTCCCAGTCTCAAAGTGCAGTATCAGGGCTTGTAAATAGCTTGAACAGCGGGGCGGGTAGTGCTTCATCGGCAGCATCAGCTCTTGGAAATGCGGCGAAATCTGGTCTTGGAAATATGTCTGTTGCTGGAAACTATCAGACCGCAGCGACATCAGCAACACAAAGTTTTGCAAGGACATTATCAGCAGGGCAGGGAAATACAAAATCATCAGCATCTGCACTTGGAAACTCTGCAAAAACTTCCTTAAAAGGAACAAATATCCCGAGCAATTTTACTCAACAGGCAAAAACCGCAACAAATCAGTTTGCAGCTGGAATCCGAAATGGAACAAATAGTGCTTCGAGTGCGGCAAGAGGACTTGGAACAGCGGCAACGAAAGGATTGAGTGGTGTTAATGTAGCAAGTTCTGCAAAATCTCAGGGAAACAAGCTGGGTTCCAGTTTTGTAGACGGAATTAATGAAAAGAAAGGTAGTGCTTCATCGGCAGCGGCTTCTCTTGGAAGTGGAGCAAGAGAAGCATTGGCAAATAATTCTGGTGGCAGTTATTCGATTGGAGTAAACTTCTCAAATGGCTTTGCGAATGGTATTCGTGCGGGCGGTTATGGGGTTGCAAGCGCAGCGGCATCTGTAGCAAGTGCGGCAGCTAATGCGGCAAAGGCAAACTTACAAATTCATTCTCCATCACGAGTGGGCGGCTGGATTGGTAAGATGTTTGATTACGGTATCAGTGGAGGAATGGAAGATAATACTTCTGTTGTAACACAGGCTGCGGAAATGGTAACCGATGCCATGCAGGTGGATGTAAAGTCTCTGCTTGGAATGATGAGAGGAGCAGTAAGTGAAACAGTTTCCAGAATCACGACAAACAAAATGCTCGAAAGAGCACCACAGGCTTACGGACATGCAGCTTCTCAAAATACAGAAGTGAAACAGGAGATTAATTTCTATCAGCCAGTTCAGTCTCCAGTAGAGATGAGCCGTGCTCTCAGAAAAGAAGCAAGGAGGTTGGCATTAACTTGAATAGGATAGTGTTTAGCTTTTCGAAAGGAGAAGAGACGCTTGTACTAGATGAGCCAGATTTTGGTGTAACAGAATATTCCGGAATTGAAGCAACAGATTATGAACTGGAAAAAAGCGTAAATTCGAACTTTATTGGAGAACGGTTAAAGCGAAAAAAAGTTCTTTCAAGACCGATTGCTATTTCAGCGGATTATCTCGGAAACGAGGATAAATCCGATAAGCGTCAGGAATTAATCCGTTTTTTCAGTCCGTTTTCTTCCGGAATTTTAACGGTGAATCATCTTGGTGTGGAAAGAGAAATTGAATACGAAGTAGAAAGTTTTCGTTTTACAAGTCAGAATATTTATGATGTGCTTGAATTTGAAATAGAACTTTCCTGCATGGATCCAATGTTTAAGGATATTGTACAGACTGGCGAATCAATTTCTACATGGGTAAAAGGGTGGGCGTGGAAATTCACGCTCCCTTTTAAACTCAAAGAGAGGGGAGAACCTAAAAAGAACGTCTTTAATTCTGGACACACAGAAGCACCTGTTGAAATTTATTTTCACGGACCGGCGGTTAATCCTAAAATTATGAATCTTTCTACCGGTGAATTCATTCGAATCAAGAGAGAATTGACCTCAGATGATATTTTGTATATCAATACTGCTTTTGGACAGAAGAAAGTTGAAATTATAAGAGGTGGAGTAAGCACAGATGCATTTGATTACATTGATCTGCAGTCTGTATTTTTCTCCTTGCAAGTAGGTGATAACATGCTTGAATATACGTCTGAAAACGGTTTAGACCCTCAGTCCGTGGAAGTACGATATAAAAACAGATATATAGGAGTGTAAAATGGAATATTATGGTTTTTTTAATGGAGGTACGGAATATGGGCAGGAAGAATTTAACCGGTATTTTGATAATATCTATGAATCCGGAATTGCAGTAAATTCTGATGGCTCTATGCAGTATCCAATTACAATCAGCTCCGGAAAAGTGACGGTAGGAAAAGGATTTGCCATTTTAAAAGGCTTTTATCATTATAATGATTCGCCAAAAGAGTTCCAGCTTTCTCCGGATGTAAATTATTCAAAGATTTATAGGGTGATTTTGCAGTTAAATGTCGCTCAATCAGCCGTGAAACTGCTTGTAAGAGCAGGTGGTGCATCCAGTGCGCCATCAACACCAGCGCTTACAAGGACGGATTCCATCTATGAATTGTCATTAGGACAGTATAGAGTGACTAAAAACGGAGGAATTACACTTGAAAGAGATGAGAGGTCGAATAATCTTGTATGCGGTGCAATTCGTCCAAAAACTTTAACTGCTTATAATGCCGCAATGAAAGAAAATCAGCGTCTGTTTGACGAGTGGTTTAAACAACAGCAAGGAACAGGATGGCGAAACATCTATACACAGAGTGCAACACCATCAAGGGCGGTGAGTGGAAGTATATGGATAAACGAATTAACGTAAGATTTTTTGATAAAAACTTGAAATTTATCGGTGAACTAGATGCTTATGAGGGTTTGGAATTTATTACACGCTGGACGAAATACGGAACATTTCAGATTTTTGTCTATAAAATTACTGAGCAAATGAAAATAGGCAATTATATTATGTTAGACAATGACAGACGAAAAAGCGGAATCATTAAAAGAATTGAATGCTCGGATGATGATAACAATGTAACTGCAACAATCAGCGGCTATACATTATTACATCTGTTAACACAACGTATCACATACCCGCCGAGTGCTCCGGCAATGTCACATTATCGTTTTCATGATAGAGCAGAAACAATAATTTGCAACTTAGTAAAACTAAACGCAACAAATGCGGCAGTTGCAAACAGAAATATTCCATATTTGCGAGTGAAAGAATCAAAAAGAAGAGGCGATGTTGTTTATTTCCAAACCCGATATGACAATTTAGACGAGGCAATAACGACACTATGCGAAGCTTCGGGTTTAGGTGTGAGCATTTCTTTAATACCAGAAGAACAAGAACTTTTGTTTGAAGTTTTAGAAGGTGTAGATCGCTCGGCAAATCAAACGAAACGTCCGCCGATGATTTTCAATGTCGACTATGACAATGTTTCGAATCGTGAATTTATTTCCGATATCACAGAGTATAAAAATACTGCAATTGTGGCAGGACAGGGCGAAGGTGTCAATCGTCGAATTCGTTACGTCGGAAATGAAAATTCCGGCATGAATCGCTATGAACTTTTTGTAGATGCACGAGATATTGAAGATGATACAGCACTTCCGGATAGAGGTAAATCTAAGCTTGCAGAGTGTGCATGTAGCGACACATACTCTTCCGAGGTAGATGCTGCACAGTATAAAACAAAATGGGATTTAGGAGATATAGTTGTTACAATTGACCGTGAATATGCTGTAAACATAAACGAAAGAATTGTTGAAATAACAGAAATGTTTGATGAAAACGGCTATGCTATTTCGCCCACTTTTGGAACAACACAAAAAACAATTTTAGAAAAAATCTCAGGTTCTATGATGGGCTTTGCGGAAAGTAAACAAGGTGAAAAAGGCGAAGATGGAAAAACACCTCAGTTAATGATAAACGCAGACGGACATTTAATTGCAATTTATGAAGATTAGAAGATTAAAGGAGCAAATAATGAGTACAGTTGATTTAGGTAAAGTAATTGGTCCACAAGGACCGCAAGGAGCACAGGGTCCACAGGGACCTCAAGGAAAACAGGGGCTAAAAGGTGACCCAGGAGAGCCGTTTAAAATCGCTAAAATTTACAAAAGTGTATCAGCCATGAACGCTGGATATTCTACAGATGGAGTAAGTGTAGGAAGTTTTGTCATGATTGATACCGGAAGTGTAAATGATGTAGATACCGGTAAATTATATTGCAAAAGTTCAAGTGCCTATACTTATATCGTTGACTTATCTGGTGCACAAGGTATTCAGGGACCGAAAGGTGATAAAGGAGACCAAGGCATTCAGGGACCACAGGGTATTCAGGGTGTAAAAGGTGACAAAGGCGATACTGGTGCGACTGGACCACAGGGACCGAAAGGTGATAAAGGTGAACAGGGTGTTCAGGGACCGGCAGGAAGTACAGAAAGTTATATTCGTTTTGAGAAGATTTTTACCTCTACAGAGGGACAGACTTCTTTTTCTTGGACAGATTATCAGTTTCCGTTAAAAAGAAATGCTCTGGAAGTATATGTTAATGGTGTACGACAGGATGGAACGACATTTACTGAAAACTCAGACGGAAAGGGAATTAAGTTAAAAGCGGGACTTCCGGCAGGGTATAAAGTACATATCTCCGGTTTCCAGATGGTAGTTGACTTACAAGGACCAAAAGGTGACAAGGGTGATAAAGGTGATACCGGTGCAGCCGGAGCGACAGGTGCAAAGGGTGCAACAGGTGCAACCGGAGCTAAGGGCGCAGATGGCGCAACATGGTTAACTGGAACGGCTGCTCCAACTACATCGCAGGGAAAAGACGGAGATTTCTTCTTAAATACATCGAATTTTGATGTGTATAAAAGAGCCTCTGGTGCATGGTCGAAGACCGGCAATATCAAAGGAGCAACAGGAGCTACCGGAGCGACAGGTGCAAAGGGTGATACTGGTGCGCAGGGACCGATTGGAGCGCAGGGACCGCAGGGGGCACAAGGTGCAAAAGGTGTGAGTATGCGTTTAAAAGGCGCATGGGCATCTGGAACCGCTTATGTCAATGATGGAACGTATATTGATATTGTAACTTACAATGGAAGTACCTACGCTTGTGCAAAAGGTCATACTGCTTCTTCCAGCATCGTTCCGACAAATACTACATACTGGACTCAAATTGCAGCAAAAGGTGCAACCGGAAATACTGGTGCGACCGGAGCAAAGGGAGATACAGGCTCAAAAGGTTCGACCGGTGTCAGTATGAGACTGAAAAATGCATGGGCATCCGGGACAGCTTATGTAAATGATACATCTTATATCGATATTGTAACTTATGGCGGCAGTACTTACGCTTGTATTAAGAGCCATACTGCTTCTTCTAGTATTACCCCAGCAAATACTACGTATTGGCTCAAAATCACTTCAAAAGGCGATACAGGGGCTAAAGGAGATAAAGGAGATAAGGGCGATACAGGGGCTAAAGGTGCGACGGGAGAAAAAGGCGCAACTGGTGCAAAGGGTGATAAAGGTGATAGCCCGACGTTTCAGATTGATTCGAATGGACATTTGATTGCAATTTATCCGTAAAATGGAGGTAAGAAATGGCAAGTACAGTTGATTTAGGCAAAGTAGTTGGTGCGACTGGACCGAAAGGAGATACTGGTTCTAAAGGAGCAACAGGACCGGCTGGTCCTAAAGGCGCAGATGGAACAAAAATTTATACTCAAACATCTGCTCCGACCGGAGTCGCAACTGGAACTGTTTGGATTAATATATAGTAGGAGGTAAAAGAATGGCAATTAAGAAAGCAATTTTTAAAATTTTTAATGGAAGTACATGGGATGAATACCATCACAAAACAGATTCTGCACAGGTAGCACATACAAATTCGGATAATTCTGCAACAACAGCGGAAGCAATTTTTAATGGAACGACAGCAAAAGCAACTTTAGCAAGCGGAAGTACTGGCGATATTACAATCAGAAAGCACGGAAATATTGTAATTGCATCAGGACGTTTAAAAACAACATCAAAAGCAGCAGGTACTGCGCTTGCAACAATCCCTGCAGGTTATCGTCCAAATCGCTATATGCGCTTGCTTGCTCCACGTTATGACTTGCGTTATGGTAATATCGGCATTAATTCGGACGGAGTGGTAACTCTTGTGAATGATACACAGTTATCGGAAGATAACAAAGAATATTACATCAATCTTTGCTGGGTGTTAGCGTAGGAGGTGTTTGACGTGATGCAACCTGAAATTGTAGTTGCTGTTTGTTCCCTGCTTGGAACACTTGCAGGTTCACTTGCGGGAATTATGACTGCAAATAAACTTACAATGTATCGCATTGAACAGTTAGAAGAAAAAGTAAAGAAACATAATAATCTGATTGAGAGAATGGCAGTGGTGGAGCAATCTACACGGTCTGCTCATCACAGGATTGATAGTTTGGAAGAATTAGAAAGAGAGGTTCAGAATGGAAAGAGTAATTAGTGCAGAGATGCTATTGCAGTATATGAGTTACTTGCTGACAGGAATCGGAGTTCTTGCTTTTTTGGTAAGTGTAATTGTACAGTCAATCAAAGAAATGCCGGGTCTTAAAAAGATTCAGACAAATGTCATTGCATTAGTCACAGCATTGATTTTGACACCAATTAGCGTAATTATCTTGTGTACTTACTATAAAATAGTGATTGAGTGGTATTATATTTTTGCTGCCATGATTGCTGCTTTTATTGTGTATTTAGTAAGCACAGGAGGATGGGAACGAATTACAAAAATCTGGAACAGAAGTAAATACAATAAAAAATAAACTTAGAGGGCGGAAAAGCCCTCTTTTTTGAAGAACAAAGAGGAGATTGGCATGAATATTATTGAAACAAATTTAAAGTTCAGAACTGCTTTGACACATAGAAACAGTACAAACAGAATTATTATTCATCATGCAGAAGCTAGTCACTGTACTGCGCAGGATATCCATCAGTGGCACTTGAACAATGGCTGGTCTGGAGCAGGATATCACTTTCTCGTGAGAAAGGATGGAACTGTTTACAGATTACGTCCGGAAGGCAAAATAGGAGCACACGCATCTGGCTCAAATTCTGATAGCATTGGAATTTGTTTCGAGGGTTCTTATATGACGGAAACTATGCCTCAGGCACAGATTAATGCCGGAAAAGAGCTTGTAGCTTATCTTAAGCAGAAATATAAAATTAGCAAAGTACAGGCTCACAGAGAAGTATGCTCAACAAATTGTCCAGGGAAAAATTTTCCTTTTTCAGAAATTGCTAATGTAAAGAGCTTAAATAAAAATGCATCTAATACAGCAAATACAGTAAAGGAGGCACAATATATGTTTGAACCAAAAACTTGTAGAGTAGGAAATGAAAACACAAGCGTACTGTTGTTGCAGGAAATTTTGAAAGCAAGAGGTTTTTACAGTGGAAAACTTGACAGAAAATTTGGAAAAGAACTTATGATTGCAGTCAACAAGTATCAGATTGAGCGCATGAAGCAAGGCAAAAAACTTGGCAATGGAAAAGGTGACGGCATCTGTGGACAAGATATGTGGCGTGACTTGATTGCAATTTGAGTTAAGCTTCTGATTAGACTAACTTTAGACTAACAAAGTCGAGTTTCTACTTATTTAAATGGACGCTTTTAAATAAATTTTTGAGTGAATTGTCTGACAATAGTTGCCAGCATAAAATTACTATCAATTTGCTGGCAACTAAAAATTGTATCATCTCCGTGTTGCATTTCGTGTTGCATAGTGTTATATTTTAACATAAATAATCATGTTAAAACGGAATTGAAAATCATGAAAGTACTGTATTTACGGTACTTTTACGGCTTTCAAATAATTAGTTAAATTTAAACAATATCGCTGTTATGGGTTCGAATCCCTCATCCCCTGCTTTAAAAGTACTGTATTTACGGTACTTTTTTTATTTTGTGTTGCATTTCGTGTTGCATAGTAAAAAAAACAGTATTATTATGCAAATTGTATGTGAAATTAGAAAAATTCACATAAAGTTTGTAGAACTTAAAGTATTATATAGTGCATAAAGTTTTGGTATAATAGAACCACGACGTGCAGTTGCAAAACGATCGCAAAATCCTTTGCAACTGCACGTTTTTTGGTTTTTATATATTTTTTGTAGAGAATTGAACGAGAGAAAGGAATTAAAATTATGCCAAAAACAAAGTTTCAGGAAGTAGTATTTACAATTATGATGGTGTTCATTATGGTTTATGCAATGATTATCTATAACATTGCGCTTAACAAAGGTGGAATGACAAATGAAGTCTTTTTACTTGCTTTTCATGAATTAGTAATTATGGGACCAATTGCGTTTATCTTAGACTTCTTCTTATTTGGATTTTTATCAAAAAAAATTGCATTTGGATTTGTAACACCGGGAAAAGATGCGCAGATTATGATTGTACTTGCAATTTCAGCAGTAACAGTATGTCTGATGTGTCCAAGCATGAGCCTTGCAGCTACGTTGCTGTTTAAACATGCAGGAAAAGACATAATTGCGGTATGGGCAGAAACAACTGCATTAAACTTCCCAATGGCGCTCTGCTGGCAGATTTTCTTTGCAGGTCCGTTGGTAAGAAAAATTTTCAGAATGATGTTTAAAGAAGTTTAAGTAAAGAAAAAAATAAAGAAAAAGAAAAGAAAAAGAAAAGAAAAAGAAAAGGATGTCAGTGTAAATATGGCATCCTTTTGTGGTATACTAAGGGTGTTTGAACGCAGATAAGCATTCCCCCGCTTCAAGTGCGCAGAGCACTAAGCGGCGGGTGAGGGGGATGCTTCTGTCAGTGGGAGTTGAAAGCTCCCACT